CTTATGCAGGCGGCGGCGGTGGTCGCGGTGACGGAACAGCGGCTGTCGGCGGAGTTGGCGGTGGTGGTGACGGGGTTTCTCCAACAGGTACAGCCGGAACCGATGGGCTAGGTGGTGGCGGTGGAGGCGGCTCAACTGGCCAAGGTGGAGACGGCGGCTCTGGTGTCGTCATCATCAAGGTGCCTACGCCTGCAACTACAACCAAAACTAGCACTGGCTCTATAAGTACCCCATCAGTTACCACTACAGGCTCAGGAACACTAGCTAGAGACGCCACAGGCGCTATTGATACCCCTGTAGTTACTTCTTCGGGTGCAGGCACTAGAGAAATAACCTCAAGTGGTGCTATTGATGCTACAGTACCAACCACTTCAGGTACAGGCACCTCCGCAGCAGAGATCAGCGGTACTGGTGACATTAGTACCCCATCAGTTACTACTTCTGGTTCTGGTACTATGGCTAGGGACGGCACAGGTGCTATAAGTACTATTGCAGTTACCACTGCTGGTGTAGCGGAACGGGAGATTACTTCCACTGGCTCCATCAGTACACCAACGGTTACTACTGCTGGTTCAGGAACCATTGCGAGAGACGCTACAGGTGCTATAAGCAGCCCAAGCGTAATCACAAGTGGCTCTGGAACATTAGCTAGGGACGGCACGGGTGCTATAGACACACCTGTGGTAACCACTACAGGATCGGGCTTAGTAGAAGCACCAGGTGTAATATCTGGATCAGGCTCTATCTCTACTACAGTAGTTACATCTTCAGCTACAGGCACCAGAGAAATAACCTCAAGTGGTGCCATTAGTACCCCATCAGTTACTACCATAGGTGCAGGAACCTTAGCCAGAGACGCTACAGGCTCCATAAGTACCCCAACGGTAACAACTACAGGCTCAGGTGCTGTAGGTGGCGTAATAAGTGGCTCAGGCTCCATTAGTACCCCATCAGTAACCACTACGGGTGCTGGACTACTAGCCAGAGACGGCACAGGTGCCATAAGTACTCCTCCAGTTACTACTTCTGGAACAGGTACAGCAGGCGGTGTTATTACAGGCACTGGTGATGGGACTATAGCTGCTATTACCTCAACAGGTGTAGCACTAAGGGTTATCACAGGTACAGGGGCCATAAGTACCCCAACTGTAGTATCAGAAGCTACTGCGGAACGTGAGATTACCTCAAGCGGTTCTATTGATACCCCCACGGCTACTTCTTCGGGTGCAGCTACTCGTACTATCACAGGTACAGGCTCCACGAGTACACCAACGGTAATTACCACTGTAACGGGTAATATGTCCCGTAGCGGCACAGGTGCCATAAGTACCATTGCTGTTACTACAAGGGGGGTTGCCTTCATAGGTGACTTGATACCAACAAGAACTGCTAATGTTCGTAGATACGCTTCTAATAGTGGCACCACCCCAGATAACAATAGTGGCACCACCCCAGATAACAATGGTGGTACTTACCAAGTAAGAAACTCAGGCAGGATAGTAAGGTAATATAATGACACCATTTACAATGAAACTTGGGGATACTTCACCTACACTATCTTATACCCTAACCCCCACGTCAGTTGATCTTACAGGTGCAACCGTAGTATTCAATATGGCTCGACGTGGGGTTACCATCTTAGACCGTGCAGCAGCTACAGTCACTACAGCGACAGTTACCCCAACTGTAGAATACACATGGCTTGCTGGGGATACTGACCTTGAGGGATTACACCTAGCTGAGTTTGAAGTAACCTTCGCAAGTGGTGCAGTAGAGACCTTCCCTAATGGGGACTATATCCAGATTAAGATTTTAGATGATCTTGGGTAAGACACACAAAAATAACAGGGATGTTGGTACAAATCATGGCCGCTAAACTCAGTGAAACACAATCTAAGGCTATTCTTGGTGTATCTGGCTCTAATGTACACAATGGTCAGATTAGGGCAGATGAGTTCCTACCTGAGCTTCGCGGTAAGAAAGCTATCCGTACCTACCAAGAGATGCGTGACAACGATGCCACCATTGGTGCAGTCCTTTATGCTGTAGAGCAAATCCTTCGTGATGTAGACCTAAAGGTTAAGTCTGTAGACGATACAGAAGAAGCCAAGGCTGAAGCTAACTTCGTAGAGACAGTGCTTGAGGATATGGAGCATACACTTGATGACCACATCAGTGAGGCGCTCTCTTTCCTTGGTTATGGCTTCTCGTGGTTTGAGGTAGTATACAAGCGTAGAGAGTCCACAAGCACTCTTAACCCCAAGAAAAAGACTAAGTTCCCAGATGGACGTATTGGTGTACGTAAGTTAGCCTCTCGTGCGCCTTGGACAGTCTCTCGCTTTGATGTAGACCAGAAGACAGGTGACATCTTAGGTTTGTATCAAGACACAGGGCAAGCCTATTCAGACGGTAAGCACTACATCCCTACGAAGAAATCTCTCTACTACCGTACTACGGTTATCAACAATGACCCATCAGGTCGTAGCATCCTTCGTAATGCCTACACAAGTTACAAGTATTTGAACAACCTTCAGTCTATTGAGGCTATTGCAGTTGAACGAGAGCTTGCTGGTATCCCTATGGCTCGTATTCCTGCTGATTACCTTGCACCCGATGCTAGTACTGAACAAAAGGCTTTCTTAGGTAGCTTACAGCAGATTCTACGCGACACCAAGTTTAACGAACAAGGCTATATTGTCCTCCCTTCGGATATGTACCCTGATAAGGATGGTGCGCCCAGTAATATTCGCCTCGTAGACATTGAACTTATGTCTGCCAGTGGTAATCGTAACATTGACATTGACCCTATTATTCGGAGATACCAACATGACATTGCTAGAAGTGTTCTATCTGAGTTTCTTATGCTGGGTGGTGGTTCAACAGGTTCCTATGCCCTATCAAAGAGCAAAACTGATCTGTTCCTACGCGCACTCGAAGCTTACATCCAAACTATAGTAGACGTACTTAACAAGCAGCTTGTAGAACCCCTTTGGCAGTTGAATGGCCTTGACCCTAAGTTGATGCCTAAGATTGTAGCTGGTGATGTTGCCCCACACGACCTTAAGGAATTGGGTAGCTACCTACGTAACCTTAACGGTGCTGACATTAGCCTTGCTGACCAACCTGACATTGTAGACGCACTCTTGGCTAACGCTGAGTTGCCACCCCTTGACCTAGAGGTATACGCTGAGTCTCGTGAGCGGGCAAAGTTAACTGAAGATGCTCGTAACGATTACTATGATGGCCCAGATGACAATGTTGTAGGTTCTAAGGGTAAGACATCAGAAGAAGATGACAACGTGGTGGGTAAGTAATGACTTGGGATCGTAGAAACTATGAAGTACCCGACGCAAGATTAGTACAAGCTGAACGAGAGATTTACCAAACCTACGGGGATGTAGCCTCTATTGGTGCTAAGGGTAAGTCCCTCCTCAAGTTTGGTCGTAACCCAAATCTAGCAGCGGGTGTTAAAGAAACTGTCTGGGGTGTCGGTGGGGATGAAACCTACGTCAGTACAAACATAATTGACACTATATCATCTAGCTCTGCTTTAGACCTCACCGACATTCTTATTGAGGGCCATACGGTAGAGGGTACAGGATTTGACCAGAAGTTTACTTTCGTACCTCCCCAGACGGTCACCCTAAACGGCCAAAATAAAGTCACTCTGGCTACCCCATTAGCTAGAAGCTCACGGATGTTTAACAACAACGGTGAAGAGCTTGTCGGTGACGTTTACTTGTATGAAGACACTGCGATAACCAGTGGTGTACCTGATGATATTACAAAAATACACTTAACAATCGAAGATAATTTCCAACAGTCCTTCAAGGCGGCTACAACCTTCAGCGACAGTGACTATGCTATTATTACAGGTGGCTTTGGGTCTGTATCTGTTAAGCAAGCAGCCTCAGTAGACTTCTTTCTTGAGGTAGCCGCTCCAGGACGCATCTTTAGGCAGGCTGCTGCTGTTAGTGCTACCTCTACAGGTGGTGCTTGGAACGTCAGGCTAGACCCGTGTGTAATCGTACCTAGAAATTATGATATTAGGGTTACGGCCATTTCCTCCACCAACGGTGCTGAAGTGTTTTCTAATTTCTCTGCCTACCTAGCGAAAGTAATAGTATGACCAAAGTAGATAAGGCTCAATACGCA